CGTGTTCGTCCCCATGGGCCTTGCGGTAGGCGCGGCTTCCGGCAACAGGAACGGCGCTTGCGTGTTCGGGTCGCACGGGATACGGCCAACCAGCGGCTCCACGATCCCGGACAGGTCCGGCGCGTCGGGGTTCAGTGCTGCCTCGCCGGTCGGGTCAACCAAGCCTTTGAACGTCAGGGTCGGCACTTTCACGTTGCCACCGGCACGCGTCTGGATCGTGCTGGGCTTATCGAGTTCCCATACAGGGGACCAGTCTGCTGCGCGGAACGTCCGGCCCATGAGCTGCTTCACGTTCTGCATGGCCTGCCGCAGCTGGATATTCGACGTTACGGTTGAAGTCGCGAACGTAGCCTGGTGCCACTGCCCCGTCACAAACAGCATGCCGTCAATCGCAAAACCGTCCTGCCAAGCTGGCGCGCCGCTCGCACGGTCCGGGTAGTTGGTCAGGTTCGACGGCAGCCGCTGGCCCAAGCCAAGATACGCTGCGTGTTCCTCAACCGGGGCGGGCTGGTCGTCGCTCCACGCGGTCTTCGTTTGCCGGAACGTCGGCAGCGCGGCGCAGAACAGGCTGCCCGTGATGTCTACTTCTTCGTCGCCGGTCAGCGGGCGGCAGTACCAACTGCCCTGTTTGAACTTAACGAACGGTGGGCGTTCCGCCGGGCCGCTGTCGAGGAAGTCGAGGTTAAAGTCGTCCAGTTTTGCTATTTCGCTGTTCATCTGTTCAGTCCTTGTTTTCAGTAACAGTTAAGCGCGGGTATCCATTGCCCCGACGCATATACGGGCCGAGGTCCAGCCCATCCGCTTCAGCCGCTTCGCGGTCGAAACTTTCCCGACCTTTCGTCACGCTGTAGCGAATTTTGTAGCCCGGCGTCTGCGCGACGCTCGTGCCGTGTTCTTCGAGGATGTTCCGTATGCGGTCGCCCAGCGCTTCCTTGCTGCGCTTGGCTTCCGCTTCGGTTATCGCGGCCGTTACCCGGTCCCGCGCCAGGTCGTCCAGCTCGTCCAGCAGGTCCGCCGCCATGGCAGGCTTGTCCGGGTCCAGCGCTCCAATAGTCGCTGCCCGTTCGGCCGTGCATTCGTCACGCAGCTTGCAGTCGGAGCATTCCGCCCCGCCCGCTGCCAGCCCTTCGGCCGGTAGGTCGCGGTAGGTCTTTGCGGCATGGGTCAGCTGGGCGCGGCGCAGCAGTTCACGCGCCACGACCGGGTCGCGGGGTATCTCGAATATCGTGATGTCGGCGTAGTCGCTGGCGTCCACGTAGATCAGCAACGCCCGTTGCGGCTTGCTGTGGTCGAGCCTATGGCACAGCTCCATACCGAATTGGCACTGCGCGACGTGGGCGGGTTTCGGGTCGTTCAACACCACGCGGGGGTCGATGGACTTAATTTCGAGGTACACGACTTCGCCGGTGTCGCCGAGGCGCATGAACCCGTCCGGGGTGGCGCTAATCCGCAGCGCTTCATCGCGCAGCGTTTCTTGGCGGTCGCCTATCGCGGTGAACCAAATGTCCTGCTGCTGGATCACGCGGAACTCGCGTTCGATACGCGCGAACACCTTGCAGAGCCATTCTTCCATCGTGTCGCCGCGTACCGTGAAACCGTTGCCGGTCCATTCCGCCGCGTCGCGGGTCTGGCTGAATTTCAGCGCGCGCTGGCACCGGTAAACCGTAGACGCGCTGACGTAAGCGCTGCGGTCGTGTTCCCAGGTCTTCGGTGTCGTTAGGTGCGCGAGGATTTGTTCCCTAAGCCAAGTTCCTGCCATGTCAGGCGCGGCCAGTTTCGACCCCAGTTCCTTAGACATTCCTGCGTCTCCTCTAGCGACCGCGCCATGGCCCAATAGCCACCGGCGGCTTGAATGATTTCGCCAACCACGCGCTGTTCGGGAGACAACCGACCCTTCGCGGCTTTCAACTCAATGCAGAGCAAATCGCCGCCGTGCAGGATCGTAATATCGGGCCAGCCCTTGCGTAGCCCGTGCCGCTTAATCGTCTGTTGCGCCTTCCAGCCGCGACGGCCTTCGTTCACGACAGACGTCCAGATGAGCGGCTCTCCCAGTTCGCGTTCAACAAAGCGCAGCCAGTCGGCGACTTCGGTGTGAATATGGCTTTCCGACTGCGTCATGGGGGCGGTTCATAGCGCAGCTAAACTACAAATGCAATATGAGTATGCGGGTAACATTGACTTTCTGCATTTCGCACCGTACTGTACCCGCACAACAACGGGGAGCGGCCAATGAGACGCCACCTATTGCCAGCCGCCATCGCCATTGCAGGCGCTACGGCGATCAGCCAAGCCTACGACGCGCTGGCACAGCAACTCGCCACGCCGCCGGAGCACTGGCTTCCGGAACTGCTGAGCGCGGGACCAGAATCAGCGTTTTGGCTTTACGTCGGTGGGTTGGCAGCGGGCGGCAACGCCACGTATTTCGCCGCGACCGGCGAACCGCTGTATTGCGGCGCGCACCATATGGACGAGGTCGAACGCACGCGAAACGTGATCCTCGACTTCATCGTGCACATCGAGCTGAACGAGTACGCCATCCTCGAAGCGGTCGTCCCGGCGGCCTTCGCGGTGGCGTATCCGTGCGCAGGAGCGGCCGGGGGTGCGCTGTGACCCCACGCATCGCCAACAGCACCGACCCGCTCGTCACCCGCCTGCGAAAGTACATTGACGCCAGCGACGCCGCACAGCAGCCCGTCGAATACGTCTGCCCTGCTATCGAAGCGGAAATCGCAGGAGTTCTTGATTATGCGCGAGGCACTGATATACCCGCCCGCGAACTGCTGGTGCTCGAACTGCACGCCCGGTCGCGCAGACCTTTGGTAGCTGCGGCGATTAACGGTTTTCGCGACTTACCGGCTGGTAACTAGTAATTTGTTGACGCGTCACGCTGGCGCGACTAAATGTTGTTTTGTTTAACCAAGAGAGCGGCAAAACGCTCCGTGAACACGGCAACATATTGGGAGTCACTTCTATGGCATACGATCAGCAACGTGCGGCTGCTTTTGCGGCTCGCCTCAAGCGCATCATGCGCGACCGTGATCTAACGCAACTACAAATCCAACGCAGCACCGGACTGTCGCAGCAGGCCATATCTGGCTGGGCGCGCGGCCTGCACCTGCCACGCGGCCGTAGGCTGCAAACGCTCGCGGACTTCCTGCAGATGGACCCGCGCGAACTCTGCCCCGAATCCTTCGATGATACGGTGGTTTCTGTCGCGACCAGCAGCATCAATTTCCAGCCCGTAGACGGACAGCCAGGGTGGTTCATCTTGCGCATCGGCGGCATGCCGGTGGACGACCAAATGCTGCATGAGGTTCTCGAAGCAAACAACCGCTTCAGCGAGCGAAAGAAGCGAGAGGACTTTGTCGATGTCAAACTATAAGACAGCCGACCGGCCCAGCGCTACGGCCGAGGCGTTCGACGTCAAACATTTGCCCGGCACAACCGACGACCTGCGGGTGGTCTGGTACGACCGCGACACCAACGGCGCGCTGGTGCTCTACTACGACAGCGTCGGCAAGCACGCGACACGGCGGGCCGCCGAGGAACGCAAGCGCAAACTCGTCGCCATACGGGACCAGCAGCGGCCTCATGTTAAGCTGTGCCCCAACCGCGACCTCTATATGCTCCACGTCTATGTCGGCGACCCGCCAAAGCTGCTGCGGCGGTCCCTTGGCACCCGCGACCCGGACGAAGTACCGCGCCGAATGGAGCAGCGCCTTGCAGAACTTGGCCTTGGCACGGCCGTTGCGCAGTTCACTGTGCAGCAGCTGCTGTCGGACTATTTCGACCAGAAGCTCGCAACCGCGTCCTACGCCACCCGTGCCAGCTACCGCAGCATCATTGGCAAACTCAGGGACGCGCTTACCGACGACAAGCCGGTGCGCCACGTAACAGACGCAGACTTGGCGGCGTATCGGGAGCAGCGCTTGCGGTCGATCAGCCACAACAGTTTCCGACTCGACGCCGTTGTCTGGAACGCCGCTGTCCGCCACGCGGTCAAAACCAAGCGCATCAAGCAAACCGACGCGCCGCCTCTGATCGACGTCGCCAAGCCGGTAGTTCACGACAAGCTGGTCCTG